AAGAATATTGTATATGTTCTTTTATGTTTGACCAATCTTCGATTGTCATTACACCTTTTAAAACTAGTTGAGTTTTAAGTATGTCGTTAAACATTTGTGTAAATCTTTTTCTTAATCTAGCAACAAATTTAGTAAACTTTAATTCATCTCTACTAATTTCTGCAGCACGACCTAGATTGAAACCTGCTTCTGATTCCATTCTACTGATTGGCACGTTCAATGCTTTGTATAGTTTCTTTTGAAAGTAAACTACGTCTGATATCTCACCTAAATTTTGACCACCTGCAAGTGTAGAAACTTCGGTACCTTTTGCACCTTCTCTACGAGGCAACCAAAAATCTTCAAGCATAGACATATGTTTTCGATCATCTCTAATCTCACCAGTAGAAGCGTCATAGACAAGTTTGTTTCTATATCTTGCCATAACATCTCTTAAATATTGTTCTGCTTTTATTTTAGGTAAGTTACCTACGTCAACATAAAATATTCTTCTTTCAGGTGCTCTAACTATTCTGTATATTACAACAGCATCCTCAATCATTCTTAACTGATTGACAGGTTTGATTGCTTTATGTAGATGACCTAAAACCATATTTTTAGTTTGGTCAATAATACCAGATGTTACATAAGTTATAGCATCTGAAGCAATTTTAACACCAGCATTAGTATTTGCTGCTGTCATGCCTTTTTCATTATAGACAAACCACTCAGCAGTTTTTTCTATAATCTCTATGCCTTTAGCACCTTTTGTATCTCTTTTCTTTGTAACCTCACGAACCTTTCTAATTTTTCGTGGGTCAATATATCTTAATTCTGTAAGTCCTTTTCTTGGACTTTTAGGGTCTATAACTTTGTGAAAGTATATACGACCATCTATATAAAATCTTTTAAATATATCGTGACCTTTTTCGTCAAAGTTAAGAAGTTTCATAACCTCTTCAAACTCATCACGAATTTTTGTTTTGATGTTTTCTGAAATTTGTAGTTTGTCTAGTGATAACGATACCGAAGTATCTCTTTCATCCGAAACAATAACCTCATTGATGATATCTTCAATCGCCATATCGCACTCTGGATGTTGTGCGACTTCTCTATATCTTTTTATTAGGTCAACATCATTCTTGGCAGTGACCTCCATGTCCAAGTATTGTCCATAGTAACCGCCAGCAGATATAGTAGTTGTACCGTCATCAGGAGAAGGAACCGTGAAGGCCTGTTTGGCCTCCGCCGGTTTCTCCTTATCATCATTTGCTCTTGTTATTTGGAATCCAAGTAATTGTACCATATTATATTTTCCTTATAACTTGTTTATATTATGTAGTAGTATCTGTTTCAAAGTATTGATACAAGAAAGATACACCAAAAGTTTCAATAGCATTGTTCGTATCATACGCTAATGCTATATCATCTAATGCTGTTGGGAACGCACCTCTTAAAGTATAAGATTTTAGCGTTGCACCATTTCTGTCTAAATGATCAATAAACACATCAACTTGATAGTCAACAGGATTTACTAACCCTTCGTTATCTGTCATGTTGTTTATACCATTCATCCATCTTTCCATCGCTCTGTAAATTTTGAAATCAGTGTCGTTTAACACAGTAATAGAAAACGGATTAAATGTTCTATCACCTGCGATGTTTAATACACGACCTCTAAATGGTACTGCAATCGTTCCAAGATTTTGTCCTGGTATTGATGTTGAAGTACACAAGAATGCTAGGTCTGATGTTTCTCCACCAACTGCTGCGTAACCAGGAAAAGGCATAGTAACCTTAAACTGATTGGCACGAGCACCACCGCCAGCAAGTCTGGATTTAAAATCATTAATATTTGGCATTTTATTTCCTCCCTACTATGCGCCTACAACTTCACTAAATGCTACACCAGTTCTTGTAGCAACGAAGTTGAGTTGGATGAAGTTAATAGAACGAGCGGGTTTGATGAAAATATCTGCCCTAAATTCGCTTCTATCAATTACATCTGCTGTGTTATTTGTTTCATCACAGACTACTGAAAATTCTGTGATACCTCTACGACCTTGTATATCTCTTAGGAAAGGTTCTACTAGATTTCTAAATTGTGCTCTTGTAAATTCATCATTGAACTCAAAGAGTTGAAACTTAGCAGCAGTAGAAATTGCTTTCTCTAATACAATAAATAATCTTCTCACATTGATTCTATCAAAGGCACTAGGTTTTGCCTGTGCTGTTTTATCACCAAACAAGATTGTGCCTTGTCCAGGAAAAGTAACAACAGGATTAACTCTTGCTTTATATAACTCATCTCTTTGTGATTGATTTGGATTAAAAGCAAGTTGCACTGAACCTCTGATCTGACCTCGGTTATAACCTGCAGGTGAGAAGTGTGGGTCTGCTACGTTGTCAGTTCTTGCACACAAACCAGCAATATCGCCGTTAAGTGGTACAAATCTGTAAACGTCATTGTATTTGTCATACATTTGTTTATATCCACTATCAATGACAGCATAACTTGATGATGGTAAACCATCAGCAAATCCTACAACGTTTTGTGTTTGTGTAACAGCATTTGCTACATTCACAACATCTGCTCTCGCAGGTGAAATAAATGCCACACAATCTTTTCTTGCAGTTGCAATATCCATAACAGCAGTTGCTTTTGTATCGCCAGTAGCGTCAGCACCTGTTTGAGATGGTCCACAAAGTAGTAAAGATATGTCAACGTTTTCTGTATCATTGAATTTTTCATATGCAGTTGCAATCTCAGCGTTAGTTGCAGCATAGTCATCTGTTCCACCAGAAAGTGAAGTGTTAGATACTACGAAAGCGTCACCGACTGTATTATCAAAAGTTTGTCCTGTTTTACCAAGACCGTCTGATAAAGTTGAGATATGATCTATCCAGTAGATATATTTTGAATTGTTATAAATTACATCAGCGTAATAGTTACTTGCACCAGTTGACGATTTAGCGTCATGTGCTTGTGAAACACCCTCGAAAGTTTCTAGTATTTCGCCAGCAGTTCCTGTGATAGAACCATCTTCATCTATTACTGCTATGTGCATTTCATCATTTGATCCGCCCGCAGCAGCTACATCATCAGTAGTTGTTGGTGGTGCAGAAAATTGAAAATAGTATTCCCAATGTCTTAACACTTTACAGTTATCAACAAGAGCGTGTCTTAATCCACCTGTTTCTGTTTTACCAGTAGCAGTATTAAATCTTGCGATTGTTAATAAGTTTGTGCTAATTGCAGTTACCTTGTAATAGAATCCTGAAGGTGCACCGTCGGCTGATGGCACAGAAGTTGCGTCACCAAACTCTAGTATGTCGCCTACTTGAAATAGAGATCCATCGTCCATAGTGATCGTTGTATCTCCAATCGCAGCAGAAGCGTCATTTGTTAGAGTACCACTTTGTGAGTGTGGTCCAAAAGCAGTTGAGTTAGAACATAGAGAAACTTTGATACTGTTTCCTAGTGTTCCTGCTTCTCTTGCAGCCCAAGTTCCTATGTTAGTTACTTGACCAGCGCCAGTTTCAGAATAATAATCATTAAGGTATTGGGTTGTATTCTTGATCAAGACAGCAGTACCAGTTGACACAGCATTTGTTAATCCTGTGATTGGTCTTACTACCTTCAGATTGTTACCGTAACCTAAAAAGTTTGCAGCAGTAAAAAATTCTTCAAAGTTAGAAGAATTAGGTTTACCAAAAGTTTCAACTAACTCATTTTCAGAAGTTATTTGAGTAATTTCGTCAATTGGTCCTTTTTCTGCTGTTATGA